ATCACCTGCATTAGGTAGTAAGTTACCTGTTGTTATTTCTTCTGCTGAAGTTGTAAGGGTTAATACTGTCAGCAAAATTGTTAATGCAATAATTCGCATATATTATTCCTATAATAAAACTTATTATCCAGATCATTCTAATATTAATTTTTTAATGGATTTTGAATTATCAATATTTAATTCTAATTCTGCCATAGATTTTATACATTGGTACTTAATATTACTATTTGATTTTAGTTGTCTTTTAGCTATACGAGATCCCTTCAAACATTCAGACATTGAATTTTGGATACGGGCTTCCTTAATCTCTCCGTTAATTATCATAAGTAAAGCTATGACCATCTCTGTCATTAGTGTGCTGCCTTTCCGTTTGCTCTAACCTTATCTTTTAAATCTTCGATATCTTTTAGTGCTTTATCTAATTGATCTCTTAAAAATTCTATATTAACTTTATTAGTCATATTCATCTCTTGAGTCTCTTCCATTTTTTCTACGGACTTATATAAATCCTCTAATAAAAAATGCTGCTCCTGATCTACGGGTACTTGCTCAGATTTTTTAAGCAAATCATTTTCAAATAACTCTCTTGATGTTTCTAGAGATACTAACCTTGCTGTTAATTCTGTATATGCAAATACACCAGCTGCTACGAGGATAATCAATGAAGCAACTGTCTTCATAGGCATCTGCACAGCAGCTTGCTCTGATATTTTAAGTGGCTTATTATTCATTACCTAGGGCCGTTCCAATCCTCTGGTTTTATAAAATTTTCTTCTTTGTATTTTGCTGCAGCTTCTTTCTCTGCTTTTGCTTTAGCTTCTTCGTCATCAATCTTTTGCCTGTCATCCATACGTTTTACATATGTCTTATAGTCTGGTCTTTCGTGATCATACTTAGACCATAAAGCCTCTGCTTCTTTACCTATTTTACCATCTATAGGACAAGGTGTACCTGCTTGAATCATAGATTCAAATACTCTTTCATCTTGGCATAATATAGCTACAGCTGCAACTTTCATACCAAAATCATTAAGTATTCTAGCAAGTTTTAATCTTTCACAATTCTTATCTATTACATGCTTACCACCACTAATACCTATACCAAATGTCTGTACACCTAATGACACACCTACAGCACAAACATCTTGTGTCATACTATTGTATGATGGTGCACCTGCACTAGGGGGTGCTGACTTTACGTTAGACGTAGAGTTATTAGTTGTAGTACTATTACTAGATGATCCAGACTGATATGTTGTAGTGGCACTAGATGTGTAGCCACCCTCAATAGCAGTATTAGATCCAGATGTATTAGTTTGTGTTGACCCTGCTAATACAGCAGCAGTCATGCATCCAGAAAGTAATAGTAATAATATTATGTATAGTAGGGGTTTTTTCATACTTAAGTTTCTGCTTCTGTTACTACAGGATAGCACCCAAATTTAATATACATTGAATGTGTATTAACATCTTCAGGTCCTATTTCTATTATTTTATTTAATGATTCTTCATATCCAGCTACCATACATTCATATTCAGTATCAAATTCTAAATGATAAACATGTGGAGGCAAACATGTCTCCGCTATAGATGAGCAAAGTAAAAAGGCTAATGCAAACTTCACTTATTGTATCCTGAAAATAACCAGTTTACAAATTTATCCCATAGATTTTTTATCTTTTTTATCATGGTTTTCCTCCAATTCTTTTATTTTTTTGTTAGCTTCTTCTAGATCTGTGGTTACATGTTCTAGTTTCTGCAATGTACGTTTATTGGCACTGTCTTTAGACTTGCCAGCATCTTGCAACTCAGCTACCTCTTGTTTGAGAATTCTGACCTGCTCTTTATACTCGTTTATGATATCCTGATACTCAGGTTTAGACATCTATTTTTTTACTAAAGAACCGCCAAAGTAAAGTCCAATAATTGCTGATACTAAATTAGTATCTAGTGGTGTAATTACTAGGCCTCTAGCAGATAGATATTCCCATTTTAATACATCTTTACCTTCCCAAAATAAAAATCCAGGTTTAAATTCTAAGTAACCTACGATTACATTTGCTTCTGGGTCTATTAAAGGTAACAGTTTAGGGAATAAGACTATAGCAAATACAGCAGTTAATGCTATAATTCTTCTTGTCCATTGGAACCCTATGTTTCCATATTCTCTGGCTTCTTTAAAACCTTTCATTTGAACATCTGCTCTTTGTATTAGTAGCTTCTGTTCTGCTTGTTTGGCTTTTATGCTTTGAGACCATATACTCATGACTCCACCTAGTACAGTAGACCCAAGCATTGTTATCATTTCAAAAGGCATTGTTATTACTCCTTATTATATTATTATAGCACCTAGGATAAAACCTGCAACTGCACAGATGACGCAGTGGTAATGTTTATCCCATAATTCTTTTATCATTTCTTTCATAGTTGTTCTCCCTTAATAGAATAATCCTATTAATGTTATTATTGTTGCACTTAGACCACCTAGTATTGCGTATAATAGTTTATCTATTTTACTATGTAGTTTATCTATATCATCATGCATGTGTTTAAGATGATTATTTTTTATGCTGCTAACCTCTCTTTTCAACCCTGTTATATATCCGTATATTGATATAAGGTGTTCACTAGTTGTCTTAGGTTGTTTAGCCATTATTCCCCTAATATTTTTTTAAGATAATTTTGTGTTTCTTTCGGTAATGAATTTAAATCAGCACCTTGTTCTAACCAGTCATCAGTATTACCTGGTCCATAGTTATATGCAATTAATGCATCCCTATCATTACCATAATATTTTTTTAAACCTAAATAATAATCACTACCAAATTGAACATTTTTTTCTGGATCAAATAATTCATTATAATTTAAATTATAATTAACACCAAAACCAGTATCTAATTCAGCAGTATTTTTCATAATTTGCATTAACCCTCTTGCACCAGAATTTTTATTTTCAGCTTTAGGGTTTCCTGAACTTTCAGTCATAATAATTTTTTCTATAATAGGATTTTGTTTAATTATATCCTGTATTACTTTACTATCTCTCCAATTTTCTAATGGTTTTTTAAATGGTGTAGGTTTTTTAGGGGGAATCATCATTTTTTCTGTTTGTGCTTGTATTGTCATAAGTATAAATAATATTATTAATATGTTAATTTTTATCAAATAATTTTTCTGTTTGTTTTTTAACAGCACCAACTATTCTAGGTACAATCTCACTAATTTCTGCACCTTCTTGATAATTTATTTCCATGTTTAATGCTTTACTATATGTGTTACTTAGTGTTTTAAATTTATCATCTAATTCTGCTAATTGTTTATCTCTTTTTTCTTGATCAATTGAACCTTTTCTAAACTTAGAATATACATTTCTTATTTGATCTTGTATACCTTTTAGCCTTCTTCTATACTCCATACCTTTTATAGTTCTTAATCTACCTATATCAGCCTCTTCAATTTTTACACCAACAGTATTTAATAATGCTAATAGTTCAGTTTCATTTCTTGCTAATGTAGATTTATCATCTCTAGCTCTTGCTATTCTTTCTGTAGAATATGATCCTGGAACAAATGGAAAATTAGGTATTAATCTTTTTAATCCAAATTTTGCCCTAACAGCTAGATCATCAAACTCTGATATACCTTGTCCTTTTATTTTATCCCCTCTAAATAAATCAAAACCTAACATTGGAAATAAAACATCACCTGCTATACCAAAATTCATTTGTAATGGTTGTGGAACTAGGGGTATAGTACCAGAGTTTAAATCAAATATATCTCCACCTGGTACAAATCTAGTTATATCAATATATGTTGATGCATCTTTACTTGGAAGTTTAATATTTCTGTGTGGAAGAATAGGTAATCCAAATACCCTACCTTGTTTTTCCCTTGTCATTGCAGCTCTTTCTGCTTCAGCATCACCTTTACCAAGTAACTCACCTAAATTATTTAACATATAACCTAGTGTTGCATACTTAACATATTTCCAAGGTCTAACTATAGCTGTCTCTGCAAGTATAGGTATAACTCTATATGTATAAGCTAAAAAAGGCGTAGGTAAATTTCTTAATGCATTAATACCTGGTGCAGTAATATTATAATCTATAAAAGATTTTCTTGCATCTCTTGCTGCATCTACTTTACTAAATCCTTTCTGTCTTCTATCTATATATAATGCAAGTCTAAATATAGAATCTTCTGTACCATACCAATCAGATAATTTTTGTGCACCAAGTTTATTTTTTAATATAACATCTTCAAAAAATCCTTTAGATATTAGTGTTGCATTTTCTGCAACAGTTTTATCTTTGGATACTTGATATATACTAGGATTTATTTTACTAGGATCTAAAGCGTCTAATTCTCTAGCTACATAACCACTGCCAAATACTCCTAATTCTCCAGCCTCATCTAGCATTTTAACGCTTTTACCTTTTGACTTATCAACAAATGCTTTTACTGCACCTGGTAAATACTTGTAACTACCATCAACTAAATCTAATAAAACTAAATTACTTATAATATTATTAACATGTACAGTTGGGTTCCATGCAGTTTTACTAGCTTTCCAAAATTGATTTAATTTTCTATATGCTTTAAAAAATGGTTTATCAGGCCCTTGTCTAATTTTATTTATTTGAGTTATGTTATCAAATATTTCTTGAGGTACATGTTTACCTGCTAGTTTGCCATATCTTTGTTGTATAGTTCCTTCTCTTACACCAATAGGGACTCTTACTAAATTTTCATTTTTAATCTCTAATGCTGTGGGTTGTGATTTTGTAAATGGTTGTGCGGCTAAATCAGCATAAAATTTATACAATGGTAAAGTTTCTGACATTAGTCTACCAGTTTCTAATATCGCAAATGCACCATCTTCTATCTCACCCATACCTAAACGTTCTTGTTTAGTATATTCCCATCTAGCAGTTATTATAGGTTTATTTGCTAGTTTAGGATCTTTAGCATACTTTCTCATTAAGGCAGGTGTTGCTTTTTCTGTTGACTCTGCATAAGTCTCTACTTTTCTAACATTACCAAAAAGTTCCCAACCTTTATGACCTTCTAGTTTAGATTTTTTACCAACATCATCAACTTTAAATGCTTTAACTTTACTATATCTTTCTACCCATTCTTTAGGTGTTATATCTTCTAATATACCCCTAGCTCTTAATTCAGATCCTATTGCTGCTATAGGTTTTCCACCATAAGTTCTTTTAAGATATCTTTGTAAATTTCTTAGTGCAGTTTCTTGAGTAATTAAACCTGCCTGTATGTACATATTTGTTATTTTAGTAATTTGATCTCTAGCTTTTTTTGCAATGTTAGCTAGGTCTTTAGGTGCTACATTAGCTTTGATATCACCTTCTAAAATATTATATAAAACTTTTCTTTCACCAGTTGTTAATTGATTTGCTTCTTGGTATATTTTAAGAAACTGCATTTCAATTTTATTTTTAAAGCCAGATAAATTTAATGTTTCTAAATCTTTTACTTTACTTGGTACTTTAAATCCATCAACAAACATCTTAGCTAAATAACCAGTCATTGATAAATCGTCTTCACCTTTAGCTAAAATTTTAGGTGCTTTAACTCTTCTACCTACTGCAACCCCACCCATACCCATCATAAAACCTACAGCTGCTCTACCAAATTTAGTAGTCATATTGCCTTCTTCTTCAGGCATAGAAAAACCATAAAGACCTCCAGCTAATCCAGTCCCTACATTTGGTCCAAACCCACCTGGTTTAACTAGCTGTCCATATACTTCACTAGCTTTTTTAGTATAAGCAGCTTTTGCTGCTTCAACTGGTTTTACTATTGGTTTAGTTACTTTTTGTGTTACTTCAGCATAAGAACCTAATATACTTTTAAAAAATTCTCTAGGGCCTCTTAATATAAAATTTTTATTAGTTGCTTTATTTGGATCTTTTGAAAATACTCTAGGTATACCATTAACAATTTTTACTTTAAATTTTGGTATTGATAATCTAACATCTTCATATCTTTCACCTGCACCTTTTATTTTTTCAATTGGTTTTTTATCTTTACCTATTTTCTTTTTAACAATATCTTCTTTACCAGCTAAAAATATTTTTTTTCTTTGATCAGCAGGTAGTTTTGCAATATCTTCATCAGTAAGTTTAGTAGCATCTCTTTCAAAACTTTTTGTTAATTTTCTAGCACCTGCAGCTTGTAACGCTTTACCTATTGCTGGAGAAAAAATAGCACCACCTATAGCACCAGCACCCGCCTGTTTTAATCTAGTATCAAAAGCACTTTGATCATCTACATAACCAAAAGCACCTGCAAGACCACCAGCAATAAAACCTGTCTTAGCCATTTGATATAAAGTCTTAGCTCTAGTAACTGGTATTAACCAAGTTAAAGGGTCTAATATTGCACCACCAAAATATGCTGCAGCTACTAAACCACCACCTTCACCCTGTAATGCTTTGTTTAACCTTTCTTGTTGAGCCCTCATGTTTTCACCAAAAAAAGTTTCACTACCAGCAAGTTGTTTAGTGCCTCTAAGAGTATCTGTTAATCCTAAATAAAATGCATGACCTAAATCAAACTCTGATTTTAAATCTGAATGTGGTTTTGAACTTTCAACATTATCAAATTTAAATATATCAAATTTATTATCACCGCTATCTAATGTATTTCTTAAATCTAAATTTTTAAGTTGTAATTTTTCATCACTATTAGGTGATGTTTTAAATTCATTCTTTATTTTTTTATCTTCAAATTTAAATAAATTAAACTTACTACCAGGTTTTATTTCTTTTTTTTCTCTGGCATCATCAAATTTAAATATATTAAATTTACTTTCAGCCATTATTATAATTCAAAATTGTCTGGGTTTAAACCTATATTTTTAATTTCATCTTTAGCCATTTGTCTGTTAAAGGCTATTAATGCTTGTTTTTTTTCATCAAGTGACGAAGTTAAATACTGATTTAAGCCTGCTTTTTGTAACACTATATCTGCTTTTACATCATCATACTCCATTATTTCAGCTATAGTTTCTCTTGATTCATTTATAATATTAGCAGGATTATCTACTTTTTGTTCTGCTGTAGGCTCAAGCATTTGTCTTTGAGATGCTAAATTTATTTTTGGTGCATCTTTTTTACGCTGCCCATAAGTTTCAGAATCAAATTTTACACCATCACCTGGTATAGATTTTGATCCTGTAGTCCCAGTAACAACTTCTTCTTTTTTTGCAGTTTCAGGAATACCAGTGGGGTAACCTGTAACTTTTTGTTTATTTAATTCTCTTTCTATATATCTATTTAATGCGTACTGATATTTACCATCTTTATAATCATTAGCCACTGCCTCATCATATCCTTTTAATAACTCTTGTAAAAGAGGATATTGTGCAGCAGTATTTGCAAAACTTATTGAAGGTTGTCCCATATCATTTCTAAAAAAATTTCTAAAATCAGTATCTGCCTGACTTGCTATTGTTGAATGCCTATTGTTCATAATGTCAAAATTACCACCAGCACCTTCAATTTGCATTACAGATTGCATAGGTAAGTCAGTAGTTTCTGTAGGTTGTTTAATACCTACCTCTGCTATATCATTACCTTCATTAGGAAAGAAAACTTTCATTAAATTCATATCACCAGGACCACCTTTCATCTTAAGAAATTGTTCCTGTATAAATTTATTTTTATCATCAAAAGATTGTACTCTTTCTTTTTTTCTACTGACAATAGTGCTTTCTAATTTATATTTATCCTCATTACTTAAATCATTTATACTACTTATGAAATCTCTAGTGTTAACATCACTTAAAGTAATATTATTTGCATCTGCATAATTAGCAAGTATTGGAGATAATTTTGTAGATATAAAATCTATATTATTAGATCTTTTTTTTTCATCAGCCATAAACTGAGGTTTATCTACATTATAGTATTGATCTTTAGCAGCTAATATAAATTCTTGATTAAGTCTATCTTGTTCTGCTGTATCATTTACTTTAGCTTGAACATAACCTGTAACAATACCTCTAGCTGGTTTTGAAGTTGCAGCATCTACTATTTTATCAATAAGACTCATTATTCAGCCTCCCCAGGTTTAGCCATTATACCTTTTTGTTTTATTTCTTCTGCTACTCCTTTACCAACTTTTTTAGCTTCTGCTTGTATTTTAACAGCCGATCTCACTTCTTGTTTATTTGTCATATCATCCATAGAAATATTTATGTTTGGAACTTCTGCTACTACACCTATAGTTGCTATCATTTTCATTACAGGTTCTGCAATAATAAATGCAACATCTGGATTAAATGTACCTTTTAAAAATCCACCAAATAATACAGTTCTACCTATAGCTTCTACAGGTACACCTGCATCTAACATAGCTATTATTTGTTCTGCAAATTCTGGCTCAGACATTCTATTCCATAAATGATCTGCAGCTTCATCTGCTTCTGTAAATCTAGGTGGGTGTTCCCAAGGGTAATTACCAGGGGTATCTGTTAATGATTGTCCAGGTACTGGTGTATCAAATGGATTACCTACACCTTCTCCAAATTCATCCATATTTTCTCCTTATGCTTTTAATGTTGTAGTTCTTGCAACTTTATATGTTTTAGTATAATACTCGCTTAATCTAGAATCCCATGCAGCATTTAGTGTTTCTGGATTTACTGTTCTAGCATAATCTACAGATCCCCTAGAACTACTAGGTCTAATAAATCCCATTGTTCTACCAAATCTTTGTGGTTGTACACTTGTATCTATTAATTTAAAATCACCACTACCACTACCTGATTTTTCAAATAAACCACCTAGTGACTCACCTACTTTTGAACCTATTGCTGCACCTCTTGGTCCACCAATTTGACCACCTACCCAAGTAGTTGCACCTTGAATTGCAGTTTTTATCATGTCTTTAATCATTAATTACTCCTATAAATCAAAACCAAACTTACCAATTAATTGATATAGTGCATCTTTAGATGCTTGGTCTTGTAATTCAAAAGCTGTAGATCTTTCTAGTGAAGCCATAGCTAAGTTATGATTTCTATTCTCTTGATTTTCTGAAGAAGTATTTACCCAAGATGCTTCATCTCTCCACTGTTGCCATAGTGATGATAAAGCCCAGTTAGAAAGATTTAATAAATTTTGTGCATTAGCTTGATTAGCAGCATTTACTGCAGCTGTATTAGCTGTATTAATTGCTCTTCTCCAAACTACATTTGATTGATCTATTTCTTTTTGATTGTTAGTATTAAATTGTTGTCTTTGATTCTCTAGTGTTGCATTGTATTGATTTAATGTAGCTTCTCTCTTAGCATTAGCTTCATTAACTGCAATAGTATTTTGTGCATTCAATGCATTAATTTTACTTTTCTCTGCTTCTGCAAACTTATTCATAGCATCAGCTCTAGCAGCATTTTGATCAGCTATAGTTGTACTTAGCTTATCATAAAATTGATTTACTTGATTCTGACTAGATGCATTAAACTGAAATGCAGCATTAGAAGCTGCTTGGTCAGATAATAAAAATGTTTGTCTAGTATTTATATTTTGTAAATTAGCTTGCTGTTTGTTAGACAGATTAGCCATATCCATTTTAAGATATGCTTGTGCATTTGTAATAGCTGCTTGTTGGTTATTAGACAGATTCTGAAATATCATCTGCTTATAAGTAGCAGCATCTGCAGCAGCTATAGGTATAGCTGATTGCATAATACCTTCAGCTAATGCTTCAGCAGCCATAGAACTAGCACTTAGTCCTCTATTAGCCATTGCAGCTTCAGTAGCTTTAGCAGCACCTCTAGCCCATACTGGTAAAGGATTACCAGATGCTAGTGCTGTTGATACTTCTGTTTGTAAACTTTCTAATTGTCCTTTTACTGTAGCATCAGATGTAATAGCACCTTGGGCTGCAGTCATAGGTTGTGTAACAGTTCCCTGTGCAGCTGTCATTGTAGGAATATTACTACCTACTTGTGCTGCTGTTATCTGTGCTGCTGTTTGTGCAGTTGGTGCTGTCACCTGTGTGCCTGCCATAGTCCCTGGTCCAGCTATAGTTGGTGCTGCGGCTGTTGTAGGGACTGTTGCTGCTAAACCTGTTGATGCTGTTTGTCCAGATAAAGCAGTAATAGCTGGCATTAATTCTGTAGTAGCTACATTCTGTAATTGTGGAGATATTGTAGAACCTACAGGTAAACTTGGTTTTCCCGCTGCTAAACTTTCAATTAAACTTACGGCTTTAGCACTACCTGTCTGCTCTTTTTGAGCAGGTGTTAATGTACCTTTCTGTAAGGCTGTATCATCTGGTGTTGTTACCATTATCTCCCCTGTCTATTATATTTTTTAAACGATCTTTTCTCGTCTTTATTTTTTGATTTTTTATGTACCCGTGGTCGTTTCTTAGGCTTAGGTCTTTCAACATATGCTTTAAACTTTTTAGCCATTTATTATCTTAGCACCTTTGTACCACGCTGGTAAACCTACAAAGGGTCTTTTATCAAATTGATTTTCTTTTGCAGTTTTTGATTTTGCTTTATTATAATGCAAAAATACTTGACCACAATCTTTACCTTTAAATTCTTCTCTCCAATGTTCTAAATCACATCCAGAATAAACTAACATATCTCCTGGTTTTAAATCTACTTTAATACCAGCTTGTCCATTTTTACCAGTTGGATCTAAATATATTGGCCAAGGGTCACCCCCAAGATTTAAAGTTGTAGATATTTCACAAGAATATCTATCTTTGTGTCTTGCTAACACATCTCCTTTTTTATATATTCTAGCATAAGAATATGTTTCACTTAATTTTAATTTTGTTTGTTTTTCCATTACAGGTTTTACTTCTTGTAATAAAGTTTCCATTGCAATATCACTATAATGTGAATATGTATTTGGAACTTGTTCATCATTCCATACACCAAAGTATTCTGTAAATGGTGATATATATTTTTGATCAAATAAAAATCTTGCTACGTTTCTTTTATTTAAAAAATATTTGTAAACAAAATTTGCTAATTCTTTTGATACTGCTTTTTTAATAACTGTATATTTATTTTTTTGAAATGACATTTTTAATTATATTTTTTCCTATTAATCTTTTATTTAACTTTATAAAATTTTTTATATAGTCTGGTTTATTTTTTATTGTATTAGTTTCTAAAATAGCCTGAATAACTGCTCTTTTCATAGTGTTATTAGGCTTAGACATTTAATACACTGTTTGGTATTGCCTGACAATTAAAATGTATAAATCTAAATGGTTCGTAACCCATATCAACAATATACTGATGAGGCATATACGAGGGAAAAAACATTAGTCTTCCTGGTTTAACTTTATAATGCACTTGACTAGATGCATAAGTAATTTTTGATTTATCTTTCTCTGGTAAAAGGTTCATTACATTACCTGGTCTTGGATCTTCAAACAAAGGCATAGATGTTCTTTCACTTGCTTTTAAAAAATAAAAACCTGATATATGCCCATTCCAATGTGTATGTAATGTATGATGTCCTCCACCTTTTTTAGCAAATTCTTGTACCCACATTTCTGTAATAAATACTGAATAGTTTGTTAAATCAAAACCCATTTCAATTAATAAATTATTAGATGTAGCACCTATATAATCTTGTAATTGTTTAAAGTTAGGATCACCAATTAAAGATGTTGAGTGAAACACATTACCCATATCACCTTTATTACCAAATTTTTTATTTCTTTCACTAATACTTTTTTTTAAATTTTTTTTAGATTCTTCTATATATTTATCAGATGCTTTATTTAGTTTATCTACAAATCTAGATTCATCAGCCCACCATATAGGGCATGCAAAATACTGTTCTAAATTTAATTGTTTTGGAAAACTCATTTATACGGCCATCCTAGATTCCATATAACTAAACTATATCTAGATCCTTTTTTAACAGGACATACTCTATGCCACACAAAACCAGGAAATACAACTAAAGATCCTTTTGGTAATATCTCTGTGCATTTTTTAATATTAGGTTTTTTATCTGGATCCGTATTTCTAAAATCAAATTCTAACTCACCACCTTTATAATCTTTAGGATCTGATAAACTAACTGTTACAGATAATTTTCTTATTTTACCATTTGATGGATCATTGCCTTCTCTCATGTATGGTTTATCCCAACCATCACAATGCCAATCATAAAATTGTCCTTTTTCATATTTTGTAAATTGGCAACTTTCTGAAAAGTCCCATTGAAAATTCCAACCTGCGTTTGCATTTGCTCGATGAACATATGGTTGTATTTCTCTATATATCCACCTATCACTCATCCAAACAATATTAGAATTTCTTTTCTTTTTTAAATCTTTTATTTGATTTTTATTCAATGGTTTATTTCCATAACCACCTGTGACTGCCATTTGATCTTGTAAAGATTTACCATACTTAACAATGTCATCACATATTCTTTCTGGTATTGCATTTTGGAAATACCAATAATAATTTGTTAAATTCATATACTTATATTATACCATTATTTTTAAAAAATTCAAGGGGTATAATTATTATGGAAATTGTGCTACAGATAAAGTTCCGTCTGCTGTAAATCTAGCAACGGTAGTTCCATCTGGTTGTGCTGTATTTGTATTTGTTCCTGGAGAGACGGTTATAGCAGGTGCTGCTACTGAAGGAATTCTTATCACTACTACACCAGCTCCACCAGCTCCACCTGGATTACTAGCTGGAGTGCTACCATGTGCTCCACCTCCACCACCAGTATTTGCTGTACCTGCTGTACCTGCTGCACTAACTTGTCCAGCTCCACCACCACCTGCTCCACCAGCACCAGCACAACCTTCATCTGCTCCACCTCCACCACCAGCATAACTAACATCTGAACCTGTAATAGTATTGGGTGCTCCAGCTCCACCTGCACCTGATACATTTGGAAAACCTCCTGTATTTACACTGGCTCCAGCTGAAGTAGCTCCACCACCACCTGCTCCTTTTGAAGAAGCACTAGTTCCAGCATCATTACCTTGAGGGGGATCTGTTGGAGGAGTATTACCTGAACCAGCAGAACCTGCTGATCCTCCACCGCCTCCACCACCTGATGCACCACCAGAACCTCCATCTAAACCATCTGATCCTCCAGATGGTCCTGGGAAAAATCCTCCACCACCACCTCCAGCTGATGTGATTGTTGAAAATACTGAATTAGCTCCTGAAGTACCTTGTCCTGAAGTTGGACCACCTGCTCCACCTGCTCCAACTGTTATTGAATAACATCCTGGATCTATGGTTAAGGCAGATCCTTGTAATGGTGAAGGTCCAAAACCAGAAGCTCTATAACCACCTGCTCCACCACCACCAGCTCTTCTAGAACCACCACCTCCACCACCTGCTACTACTAAATAATTTACACTAAAAGGTTGAAGTGATGGTTTTGGCCATGTGCCCTGTTGTAATGCTCTAAATTGACTTTTTAAATTCCATACACCACTTGCTTTGTTTAATTCTTTTACTATAACTATACCAGAGCCACCATTTGCACCACTACGAGCAGTAGGATCTCCACCACCAGCTCCACCACCTCCACCAGTGTTACCTGTTCCAGCACTTCCATTACTATCTCCACCACCAGCTCCACCACCTCCAGTTCCACCAGGTCCACCTTTTCCTGAATCTTGTCCACCACCTCCACCTCCACCTGCATATACTCCACAGTTAGGTGCTCCTGAATAACAACCACTTAAATTTAATCCTGCTCCACCAGCACCACCTGGTTCTCCAGGTGAAGGGGCATCTGTACCAGCTGCACTAGCACCACCACCTCCGCCACCACCATAATTTGGCCCTTGATGAATTCCATCTCCACCATCATTTCCTTGAGGAGGAGTTGTTGGGGGAGTATTACCTGATGCACCAGCTTTTGCTCCTGAACCTGGTCCCCATGCTCCACCGCCACCAGAACCGCCAGAACTTGCATTTCTACAAGCTCCTGCATCTGTTGTACTTCCTCTACCACCACCATCAGAGGTATAAGTAGTACAATTAATAACTATTGAAGAATCAACACCTGCTGCTCCTGAATTTCCTGGACCTGGATTACCAGCTCCTCCACCACCAACAACTACTGCTCCTAAAGCTGTATTTCCAGATACAGGTAATTCTAAATTTCTTAAACCGCCAGCTCCACCGCCACCGCCTCCGCCACCATTACCAGGAGGGCCAGAACTTCCACCACCTCCACCTCCACCAACTATTAAAGTTTTAATTAATCTTGTTGCTGGTTGTGTAGTAACAGCACTAGGTGTGTTTGATGTTCTAACAGTTTGAGTACACTTCCCGAAAGAAGTTACGTTTCTTTTACCAATGATTCCACCATTAGTTCTAGGCATTTATTAGTCTCCTATTAAGATGTCCAAGCCGATCCGTTCCAATCGTAAACTGTAGGTGTTTCTGCTGTATCGTTTGATTTAGTTGCTTCCCAACCTTTGTTGTTGTCAGCTTGATATTTTGTTTCGTTCCATCTAATCATGTAAGTAAAACCAGATCCAGATGTAGTTGATGGGTATGTTATTGGTGCTTGCCAATCGTCACTTGAATCTAAAGTCCATGAAGCATAAGGCTGTGGTACTAAAAATTTATTTTTAGATGCATCATATCTATATCCAATACCTGCATATTGTTTTCTAAAATTATTGTTGTATGATGTTTGTTTAAATTCTGTATCTGGCTTATTAAAAAAATTTTTACACCATGTTTCTCCATCAACATGCATGTCATTTTCTCCTAATGGTCCAGCTGCAGTTTCTACATCATTTGCTACAACAGTAACTTGTTTTACAATCAAATGTGTATCTGATGTAAAACCAGTTGGGTCTGTTTTTGATTCTAACTCTGCAAAATGTGCCATGTTTATTTTCTCCTTAAAAGTTTTTTATAATTTAATTTTAACTTATAGTTAATGTAGCATCAGCTGTAAACTTAGCTATTTTATCTCCATCTGGAGCAGTTGATAATGTTGTTGCTGCACAAGGGCTTCCTGTTAAAGTATAAGCAGCAGGGACTCTAACTA